ATGAGCGGAACCTCAGGTTCCTCGTCTGATGCCGCTCTTGCAACACGTTACGCTGCCGAGTATTTTTGTAAAACATGGACTGCTCCAGGCCTGAACCAGGCAGAAGGATACAAAGCCATCTCAGATCTGTCGCATCACTATTTTCGTGCAGAAGGCTCTAGCCCTCCCCAATCTTTTTTGTGACACCCTGTTTCACTGAACATGAAGACACTCACCTTGTCCCTGATATTCATTAGCATCATCCTGATTATTTAACTTCTCTATTTAGGGAAGCCCGTCTGATACAAAGCTTCTATTCCTCGTTAAATATTCTCCATTCTGGCGCCAAGCCCTATCTATAGCTGATTGAAAACAACTCTAAAAACGTAATAATATCAAATAGTTTATTCCTACAGCCGATCATTTTGAGTAAAATATTGACGAGAATTTCACAAAAGGTAGATTTCATGTAAACGGATAAATAAGACTATCCAATAAAGCTCTTATAAGGTTATCTATATGATAAATAGCATTAATTCTTTTTTTCCGGCCTTCCTCGCAGTATATCAAGTGCTATACGCAGCAGTACCTTCACTGTCTCGCAGCACAAAAGCACACCTAACACGGTAAAAACCAGCTCACCTTTTTCTCCCAGCAACAGTCCTGCCAGTGCAACAACTATTTTTAAGGTAAAAAATTCTTATACAGAATCAGGACTTCAACGTCCCACATCTTATACTCAGTCAAGTATAGAAAAAAACGCTTTACATCGGCCTCTACCTGATGTAGCTCAGCGTCTGGTGCAGCATCTTGCAGAGCATGGCATTCAACCAGCCCGGAGTATGGCTGAACATATTCCTCCGGCACCTAACTGGCCTGCGCCACCACCGCCAGTACAAAATGAACAATCAAGACCTTTGCCTGATGTGGCTCAGCGTCTGATGCAGCATCTTGCAGAGCATGGCATTCAACCAGCCCGGAATATGGCTGAACATATTCCTCCGGCACCTAACTGGCCTGCGCCAACGCCGCCAGTACAAAATGAACAATCAAGACCTTTGCCTGATGTGGCTCAGCGTCTGATGCAGCATCTTGCAGAGCATGGCATTAATACATCTAAGCGCTCGTGATTATAATATAATTACCTATATTAGCTCTGACCTGACAGTTACCGGTTATTTATACAGGTATCTGTCAGATTACATCTAACCAACAAAAAACCGGAGCCGGACTCCGGTTTTGTGAAGCTGTCGGCTATTTCATTCCGCCAATATTTTCCCACCTCCCGTCAGCACGCAGAATTTGCAGCGGTCTTACCACACACTGTATCTGCTTTTTATCTGCATCCAGTATCACCACCTGCGTGATTACCCCGTCCTGCTCCGGAATAATGCCATTCTCATCTGACTCCAGGATGTCTGCCGGCCCCAGTCGCAGTTGTACTGTAAGCGACTGCCCGTGTTCACAGTCATCATGCTTTCCGCAACCGCACAGACGCTGCATAATTTTTTTTAATATGTTCATGTCATTCTCCTGTTCTGCCTGTATCACTGCCCACTTCATCCAGCCCCTTAACATCCTGCCACGGCCCGTCACCAAACCTGACCTGCAAATGCTGAAAAAAAACCTGAACCCGTGTGGCATCTTTGGGGGCAAGAAAGGTCAGTCCGGTGATGAGCGCACCATCTGTACCCGGGAACCAGCCATGGCTGTTTGTCTCAATAATGCTCGCCGGCCCCAGACGAAAACGGATTTGTGTCTCCCCCGGGTCGCCCTTCGGTCCCTGAGGTCCGGTTGCCCCCACCGGGCCAGCCGCACCTGTTTCTCCTTTCGGTCCCTGTGGGCCTGCCGGGCCTGCTGCCCCGGTGTCTCCCTTTGGACCCTGTGGACCTGCATTTCCCGTCAGACCGGTCTATCCCCGCTCTCCCCTGTCACCTTTCGGCCCCTGCGGGCCTGCCGGACCAGCATCACCTGCCGGTCCCCGTTCGCCGGTTGCCCCTGCCGGGCCGGTGTCGCCACGCTCTCCTTTATCTCCCTTCGGCCCATGAGGACCCGCGGGACCCGGTTCCCCCTTTGGCCCGGGAGGTCCCACCACGGTGGGGATTCGGTTTACGGCTTCTTCCGCCGCTATCCTGCTTTGTTCCGCTGACTGTGCGCTTTCTGCTGACTCCCGGGCTTTTTCTGTTGCGGTCGTTGCATCCCTGGCTGCATTACCGGCTGCACTTTCTGCCGTCTTTCTTGACAATTCAGCTTCTGCTGCACTTTGTGATGACTCACTGGCTTTTTGAGCGGCCGCAGAAGCCGAGGACGAGGACGCCTCCTCTGACTGCTTTGCAGCGGCTGCACTTTCTGCCGCCTGCCGGGCTGACTCCGATGCATCCCCTGCTGAAGTGTCAGCATTTGCCGCGCTCTCTTCTGCCTGACTGGCTGATATGCCGGCATTCCTCGCGGACGTCTCCGCCTCTCCGGCATTCTTCTTCGCCTCCTCAGCGTGACGCGCCGCTTCTTCCACCATCAGTTCAAAACGACGCAGTGCCTCCGGCCGGACGTCATCCTCCGACATGGCACCGAGAAAATCATTCAGCGTCCCCGGTTGAGAATCTTCATACACGGTGATGGTCCCGGCATGTGACGGCGGGAACCCTTCCACCAACAGAATAACGCTGTACTGACCGTACTCAACGTCCATGCTGTAACGACCGGCTTCATCCGGATTTTCAGAGGCCACCGTGTTCACCACCACCGTGGCGCTGTTACGTCTGGCTTTCAGTTGAATGGTGCAGTTCTCTACCGGTTTTCCTGTGCCGTCTTTCAGTACACCTGAAATCTTTACTGCCATATTCACCCCACAAAAAAGCCCGCCTGAACCGGCGGGCTGTCATAACACTGTGTTACCTGGCTAATCAGAATTTATAGCCGACACCCACGATGAAGCCGTCAGTGCGCCAGTCGCCACTGCCGGAGCCTTCATAAGCAATATCAATGGCCACGGATTCGATCGGGTTAAACTGCACGCCAGCTCCCCACGCCAGAGACGTGTTGCTGTGGCGACCGTCATCACTTCCGGTCAGCACATCATGCGTTTTCCCCTTGTTGTCAGTTACGCGGAGATAATCCCCGGAGAAAGTCGACACACGGCTGTAAGCCACACCCGCCATCGCATACGCGCTGAACCATTCATTCACGCGCACAGACGGCCCCGCCATTACGCTGAACCAGCGGTTACGAACGGAATCTTCATGCCAGCGGGTATCGCTGTAACGGGTCAGCTGGCGATTCTTGTCTCCTGCATAGCTGAACGACGTCACCATCCCCAGTGTGTCCGTAAACTCATAACGGTATTTCACGTTAATCCCGTTCAGTTCATCGCTGCCAGGAACGTTCGTCGAGACATGAAGATACCCCGCGCTCAGCGTTGACTGATGTTCAGACGCCCATGCAGGCGCACCGGATACGGCCAGACAAATGGCTGCGGACAAAATGGCGGCATAAAGTTTACGCATAATTACCTCTCGCTTTTCTGCAATAAAAAAGGCGCCATTTCTGGCGCCCGTATATGGGTTATAAAATTCAGCTGATACTGATGCCTGCGGTGGCTTTCTTCATCACCACAACCAGCAAATCGCTGATACTTGCTGTGGGATACCAGTTATTCACCAGCCATGCTGACACCGAAAACTCCAGCGTCATGTGACCGTGACCGGCAGGCATATCAATAACGCCACTGTAAATCAGCGTATTATCCAGCGCGGTACGGTTATAAATTTCAGCACCGTTTTTCCGCACTATCAGACGGCATGAGGAGTAAATATCAGTATGCTCTCTCTCATGTTTAGCGCCGCTGAATGCCACCGCCGGAATAACAATCTGCCGGTCAAACGGCTGATCGTCATAAACCCTGACGGTAATGGTCCCTGATGGCCACCGCTCCGGTGCACGGGAATCCCGGGGGAAAGCTTTGCCCACTGTTTTAACGAGATCGCCTTCAATCTGGTTCGCGGACAGTTTTCCCAGAACCCGACAGTTCTCGTTAATCGTGACGTTGTTGAGCGTCCCGGAATTCGCATTCACGTTACCGCTGATATCAGCATTTCTTGCGGTCAGCCTGCCCTCCGGCGTCAGGGAAAACGTCGGGGGATTGGCGGATGACGTGATACTCACCGCAAACAGTCGTTTCAGGAACACATCGTTCATGAACAACTGATTCCCCTGCGCCACAAATAACGGCGTGGTGTTGCCGTCCTCCGGGTTAATCATCGCAATACGGTCAGCCAGCAGCAGTATGTTGCTCAGGGGCTGGCCATCAGTATCCTCAATCCCCGCTCCAATACCGGCAACATAGGGTATGCCATTTTTTGTTTTCTGTACCTTCAGCATGTAAAGTGCAGCAAGGTCATCATTTGTGTCCTTCTGCACGCGCTGTATCTGCTGTATGATGGCGCTCTGGTCCTCCAGCGTTTTACTGACCGTCTGTGTGATTTCATTGCGGGTTTCGGTGATGGAGGTCTTCATCTCCGCCATCTCATCCGCAAGCTGGCTGTTGTCTATCAGCTCCCACAGCCCCTGAGCCAGATGCAGTTTTCCTATTTTTTCCCGAAACAGCCCCAGATACCCTTCTGCATCATTGCTGGCCCGGCCACTGGCTTCCACAAAAGCAGATTTCCCCACCAGGTTGACGCTGCGCACGTAAAACCAGAAATCCTTCCCGGGCTTAATGTGCGGGCCGGATACACTCCACTGACTGCCGGTCCCCAGATAACGGGCAGAGGTTTCCACCTGAGATGTATCTGCGATTTTTGTCTCCGAAAACCAGAACTCAAACTGTACCGTCGGGTCATACACCGCAAGACGCGGGACCGCTGTTATCTGAAAATAGCCCGGTGTCAGCTCAATCGTGGCGGGTACCGCAGGTGCATTAATCCTGAACGTGGTGGTGGCCGGTTCCCCCTGCTGGCCATAACTGTTAATCGCCCTGACCGTCAGGGTGTATTCCCCCGGCGGCAGACCACTGGAACGATGCTCTGTATCCGCAGTGATGGCGGTGGTCACCAGACGGCTGCCTTCTCCGCTTCCGCTGGTCAGGCGCAGACTGAAGCGCACGCCCTTCACCACCCGCGGCGTGTCCCATTTAGCCTGCGCCAGATACTGGCCGTCAGCTGCGCTCACCTCCACCGTCAGGTGCTGCACTGCCGGAGGGATGACGCTGTTCAGGGTGCCTGACTGCGGCTCAAAGCGGGCACCGTTATCCACGATGGCTTCTTTTTCCGGTACGTGCTGCACTGCCGTGATGGCAAAGGTGCCGTCCGTGTTTTCCCGGATGGAGACACAGCGGAACAGGCGACGACGCAGTGACGGCAGGGAGAGCCCCCACACACCGTATGTCTCCACGCCATCCGGCAGGGTGCTGACCTGTATCCGGTCCGGCGCGGGGTGTGCAGTGATGGCCACGCTCACCGGCTTACCGCTGCCGTTAATCAGGTTCACCGTGGCGGCACCGGTCTCCGGCAGGGTCACCTCACGGTCCAGTGTCAGGGTGCGGCTGGCGGCATCGATGGACAGGACACGTCCGCCGGTCATGGTCCCGGCATAGTCGTTATCACAGATTTCAATAATGTCACCGGGTGTGTGACGCAGCCCCTGTGACCCGAGCGTGAAATCCACCGTCTGCGTTTCCAGCAGTCCGGTCTTTATCACCCACAGCCCGGCACGGTGGGCCTGACCGCGACTGGTGCAACCGAACGCATCCATCTTCAGCAGGTTGCGCCCGTAGCGCAGTATGGCTTCCGGGTCTTCCACCAGTTCCGTGGAGGTCTGCCAGCCGTTCTGCGGGTCGGTGTAATTCACCTCCACCGCCGTGTGGCGGTCCTTCAGGGCGCTGAAGCTGTAGCGAAACCCCACGCCGTTATCATCCACCACCACATCACTGTTGGTGTACGGCCACACCACATCCGACGGGCTGTCCTGAACGAACGTCAGCGTCTGGCCGTTCCATACCGGCATACAGCGCATCGCCGAGCAGAAATCACTGAGAACGTCCCACGCCTTACGCTGTTGTGACAGGTACGCATTAAAGGTCATCCGCGGCTCTGTGCCCCCGAAACCATCAGGGACCATCTGGTCGCAGTACTGCGCAATGGCATACAGCGCCCACTTGTCCACATCCGCCGCCCCCAGGCGTTTTCCCATGCCGTAGCGCGGGTGAGTCAGCATGTCCCACAGGCACCAGGCCGGGTTGTTGCTGTATGCCGGTTTCAGGCTGCCGTCCCAGATGCCGCTGTACGTGCGTTTTTCCGGGTCATAGTTTGACGGCACCTGGATGATGCGACCTCGGATATGGTAGTTCACCGTCATCTGCTGGCCACCAAACTGCTCCGCATCCACCTGCAGCCCCACAATCGCCGTGTTCGGGTAGCACTGTTTCACATCGATGATTTCGGTGTATGACGACCAGAGCGTCTTATTCTGCAGCTGGTCCGAGGTGCTGTCCGCCGTCTCCCGGACCATCCGGATGTTAAAAGGACGGGGAGGCAGATTATCCAGAATCACCGACGCCAGAAACTGCGAGGTGGTCTTGCCGTTAATGGTGACATCCTTTTCCGTCACCCAGTTACCGTTACGCTGCAACTGAATCAGCAGTCGGACAGAAGAGGGATTACGGTCGCCCTTTGAAGGTGGTCTCCAACAGTGACTGCACCCGAAGTGACCCGCAGGCGGTCAATGTTCGCGGACGTAATGGTGCGCGTCACCGGCTTTGCCTTCGTCACTTCCACGCCCAGTGCGGTTTCCGCCCCGGAGGACTCAAAGCCTTCAGGTGGTGTCTGCTCCTGCTCCCCGGCGCGCCAGACCGCGGTCACACCATGTATCACAGGATTACCGTCCGTGTCCGTCAGCGGGGTTTTGTTCACCAGAATACTCTGCAGCCCCTTCACCGGACCTTCAATCGGCCCTTCACCAATGGCGTCAATCACGCTCATCATCTGCGTGGACTTAAGATTGTCCTTTGCCTCTACCGGCGTGTGCCCCTTGCCGCCCCCTTTACCCACTCTGTCCCCCTCTCCTGTCTGATGTCTGAATCTGTTTATGCCAGAAAACAACAGGCACCCCGGAGGGTGCCTGTGTCATGACGGAATAAAATTTCTGAAACTCTTCACATTTCCGGCAATTGCCTGTAGCCGCAATAATGACGCTGCATTACTTTTTTGATGCCTGAAAAATAACTCCATAACGTTAATCTTCATCGTTCTCTCCCGCAGCTCCGCTAACTCTGCGGGATTTTTTTATTTTCATCCCCGCCCGATAACCACCACTTTCCCGTCTCCGCCCTCATCACGGGTGCTGATGTCCTGGGATATCCGTCGTGAACCAACCAGCATTTCACCATAAGGCACCGGCATCGGGTTCCCCTGGGCAATCATGTTATCCAGTGACGAAAAATACGTGTTCTGTTTACCGTTATCCGTCGCCCTGTACTCCGGTGTTTTTGCCTTCGGTGCCAGCATCTGGGCCACACCGCCCAGTATCATGCTGGCACCCAGTGAGAACAGCATCGTGGTGGCAGTCAGCCCTCCGGCACTCAGGGCTGCGCCCCACAACGCCATCGTTGCGCCGGCGGTGAAGAAAGAGCCCACGATGGCTGCCGCCCCCAGCACAATCTGCAGTCCACCCTTTCCGGCTCCGGCCAGTCGCGGCACAATATGGATGACCGCCCCCTCACCCAGAGGTTCGTGAAGACGGGCGTACACCGCCTCCGGTGCCGTGTCCTCACCGCGAATACGTATCTGGTACCAGCCTTCGTTCATCTGACGGCGGAATCCCGGCATCTGCAGCGACAGGGCACGGATGGCTTCCGCTGCCGTGTTCACGTACAGGCTGAGGCGGCGGCCAAATCGTTGCAAATCCCCGTGAAGGCAGATGCGTGCCAGTGGCGGTGACGCCAGACAGAATGCGTTCGTCGTTGCCATTTTTCAGAATACCTCTCCCGTTTACTCAGTTGTTCAGGCAGATGGTGAAGCAGTTCACCGTTGCCGCAGTATATGGCGGCATGATTGGCCACCGATGCGCCAAAGCAGCACAGCAGGATATCGCCCGCCTGTGCAGAGGACAGGGGCACCCGGTAAAAACCAGTCGCCGCCATATTGTCCAGGTAAAGGTTCTGACCGTTGCGCCACCAGTCATCCTCACGCTCAAAATCCGGCAGCGTTATCCCCGCCAGATGGTATGCATCCCGGAACAGGGTGTAACAGTCCGTCACCCCGTGCTCAAAACGACGCCCGGTCAGGTGCGGCACACAGCGGAATTTATGAATTTCCCCCCGGCAGACCAGCCACCAGGGCAGGGCACTCTTTATCTGCAGCCGCCGGTCGGCCTCGCTCAGCCAGGGCAGACCACCAGGGTGGCTGTGAACCAGCGCCACAATCTCCCCCTGCATCTCTGCCTGCAGCCAGTCTTCCGGCGCAATACGAAAATACGCCTCCGGCTCTGCGGAGATATTCACGCAGGGCTGGTACCGTTCGCCCTCCGGGGTGCCTATCACGAAGCCGCAACGACTCCGCAGGCGCACACCGCCGGGCATGCACCAGAATCGCTGATTCAGTCTGTGTCATAAAACAGGATTTACTGCGAAAGTTTATTGATGGAAAGGAAACCGCCAAAATTAGCCACCATGCCGCGCATCTCACACCCGCGCATGCACTTGCTGCATCTGTCCTTACGGATATCCGTGGTGGGGTTGTCGAACTCATCCGCCACCGCAGGACCGTTATACCCGCATTCATCTCCCCGGTAATCCCACATACAGGTATTCGCCAGCATAATGCGACCGGGAAACAGCGCTCCGTCCGTCTCCGTCGGTGTCGCCAGCACAAACGAGGCCGTCATGGCCGTCAGCGATGACATCTGCTCCACCACCCACCGGTCCGTCAGCTCCTGCTCAGGGTCTGCCTCAGGATTGCCTGCCACAAAATTCACCGCATCCAGAAAACGGGCATACACCCGGCGGCGGACCACCGTGGCCCCCACCAGGCTCTGCAGGTCCTCCGCCATCCCGGTGACCAGACCAAACAGATTCGACACCGTCAGCGACGGTCTGGCACTGCTGCCCTTCCCGTTCATCTCAAAGCCACTGCCGTCAATCGGGTATGCCTGATATTGCCGCCCCTGCCAGGTAACCGCCTCCCCTTTTTCATTCAGCTCATTGCAGAAAAAATACCGCTC